GGACAATCTCGGAAGAGATTGTATCAGAGGCTGAAGACAGGTCCAGGGTGACAAGCTCCCCAGTTAACGACCCTTCTTTCGCAAGAGATTTGTTAATCTCTTGGTTCCGAATGTCGATACCAAATGCGTGCAAACGCTTAGCCATGTAATCGCCTAAAGCTAGCTGAATCATTGTGTTCAGACTTGGCTCTTTTACGATCGACCGATGCGTCTTCGCATTCTTCGGGACGAACTCTACTACCCCATCATTGATCATGACAGGGCAGCGCTCAACCACCTCTACCAACTCGCGCAAGGGGACCTCACGGTCGATCCTCGCGATCACTGACTCCCAGTGTTTGATACACTCCAGAATTTCCTGACGTTCAGCTTTAGTGCTGCCATCAAGGTTCTGAAGCAGACCATTCACTTCCATCTGCGCCTCATGCCTTTCGGTCATAAGGTTTGCATATGGATCGGGATCGGCTACGTTGTGTAGAGACGAAAGTTGAGGCATCTCCTCTAGAAGTACGCGTGCGTACGGAAGGAGAGATTCGCTACAGGAAACACCAGCTTGTAGTTTTTCTACTACTCTAGCATTTTTCTTCTTGGTAAGGGTCGTTGCACCCGGGCCGAAGCGTAGCTTTAGGTCTCGAACGTGCGGGAGCTTCCCCAAGACTCGTGCTATTTTATGTTGAGCGCGGCGAAGTGCCGCGTCAACCCAGGGCTCAAAGTTAAAGAGCCCTGCGCGACGTAGTCGGAAAATCTCATTCGTTGACTGGCAGGCTAGTTCGGCTTGCTTGAACTTGACTTTAGCCACTTCCCGGGGATCAATCCCCGGCAAAACGAGATAATCGCACTTCTGGAAGAAGGCGAGTGCTTGACGGCAGTTAGCCGCTTCGGCGATCGTAAGAGTGTCATAGTCCAGCTCAAACTCACAGATCGAAAGGAAATCATCACAGACAATGAAGTATGCGATAACGATCCCCTGATCCCCTCCACGGAGGGCATGAGCAAGTGCGAGTTCCCTGATGATGGCAAGTGATTCATCTGGCGAACTCTCATCAGTCCAACATGCTTTAAGCATTTTCATTACTCCTGTTATAACAGTAGAGAAAGGACAGCCCAATTAAGGGCAACCATTACGCCCCGATTAAAGGGCGGAAGACGTCCGAACTAACTCAGTTCGGGAAGACCAAGCGTACTTGTGCATCATAGATAGGCCCAGCCGCGATCGCGACTTGGGTAACCGTCGTATTTGCCAAGATATTCTTGAAAATGGACTTCACGTTTTGCCGGCCTTGAGCCAGCGAGCGCGAGTGGACCCATTGAACGCCCTCATAGGAGTCTACATACGCCACCTTAGGCGCTGCAGTGTAACCTGAGAGATTTTGGCCAGAAACACTTTCCATTACAGGAAGGTTGACCTTCAAACCAATCCGTACCATCCCAGAGTTCGCCTTACGGCGGCTCAGGACCAGGGACCCTTGTGCATACTCTGGAACACCGACGGTCTTTTCTTGCCAGCTGGCAATAAGATCGCTACCGGTGTATTCCACGTGGTCAGCAACAAAAGTGTGTTGTACAGGAGTGGACTCGCCATCGAAGGCGATGATATCTGCTAATGCAGCCATTTTGAT